GGTGAGACGGTCAATGTTTATATCCGTCGCACGGCAGGCACGAGATGCGTCAATTTTGACAATATCCGGATCGCCTGCAAACTTCCCAATTGTCCGTTTTGCTTTGGCGTGGGATACGACGGAGGATACGATAAATACGCCAAAGTTCTCATGAAGATCGAACCATTTGAACAACAGGTTCGTTTGACAGAAGGGGGCGTGCAGATTATTTCAGGAGCCCCATCTTGGGTGACCACATTTCCGATTGTTAAGCCAGGGGATGTGGTAACAAGGACCTTGAACAATCGAAGATACGAGATTCAGAACTTGGATACCAAGGTCTCAAGAGGGATAATTACTAGGCAGGCGTTTACGTTGAATGAGATTCTACCGACGGAAGCGCCGGGCATTTTCGCATTGAGGTAATACGTGTTTTATTCAATGGAGATCGTGGGGACCAATAAACCGACATCCATCGCCAGCGGCGATGCGATGAAAAAATATTTGGTTGAGAGGATGCTTCCCTTTATAGGTCTCAAAATCCAAAACACAATCCGGGATAAGATCAATCGCTACAACTTTAAAAAGGGAACCGGAAGCGTCCGGATGCGAGATGCGGTCAAAATGGAGGTAGACGCCAACAAAATGGAGGTCATGGTTTATAACGAAAAGTCCCTGGCTCCCTATGCGATCTGGCAAGAAAAGGGCGTCCAGAAGCAGAAAATGACGTGGTTAATAGGAAAGACTATCCCCTACAAGATAATAAACGGCCATTTCGTGTTCGCTGGAAGAAATAGTCCATATTTTCTGAAGGACAAGAACGTAAGTTTTGCTAAAATAACAGCGGCAAGCTTTAACAGGATAAACCCTGTAACAGGCAAGCCCTCGTGGGAGCATCCCGGATATCCGGGGAAATATTTTTACCGGGATGGTTTGAGAGAATCATTGCCGGGGATCAGGGAGCAATTGAAGGGATTCACTCTTCGTGCGGCGGGGGATGCTGATTTGAGCGGGGGACCGAATGGCGTCTGAGTTATTTTTCACATTAACGGAAGACTCGATCAATGCAATCATCGTGGAGCTTAGAAAATTTTTCGGAGTCCAGCCGCCATACGATAGCTTGATGCCTTTGGGGCTTATACCACAAGATTTGGTATATCAAGCCACCGCCGGATATCAGCCGGTACAGGGACAGCTTTTCATTTCGGATGAAGAGCCACAGGAAGACAGAAACATTCCGTCGATTATTGTGACGGGATTCAGCATGACACCAAGGCCGGTTGGATTCGGTCAGCATGGATGGAAGCCTAGTTGGACACGGGAAGCAAACCCGTTGATAGCAACGAGTGTAAGATGTGCCACTACTCAGGCGCAAGTTCTGAGTACGGATTTTGTGCCCGGCCAAACGATTGATGGAATCGTACTGGCTTTGAATGACCGGGTGCTGATTAAGGATCAAGCAAGCGGGTCGCAAAACGGAGTCTATGTTGTTCATGCCTCCGGCGCACCTGTTAGGTCGACAGACTTTAATACTTCTATCCAGTTCGTGGAAGCGACAGCGATCCCTGTTTTGGTGGGGGCGGCGAATGGAGGAAAATATTTCAGTCAGTTAACACCGAATATTCCTTCGGCTCCAATTGTTGTAGGAACAACTTCATTGGATTACGAGAACATCGATGGGAATATTTTGGAGTGGGATGAATTCGTGGAGGTAGCAGACGTTCCGATCAATATCGCTATCAGGTGCGGTTCGACATCTCAACGAGTGAGATTGGCGGATTTGTTGTTCGTGGCCTTGAACAATTTAAGATTTGTAAGAGGCGAGCTTCAAAAGCAGGATGTCATCATACAGCCTCCGTGATAGAAACTTTTAAATCCATCGGAGGAACCGGTAATGGGAGGGGCCGCTTACCAGTTAATTTACAAGGCCGATTTCAATATGACCTTATGGCAACAGTGGAACAATCGGGTTCTTCGTGAACAACCGAATGTCACTGAGATCATCGCTGAAGGAAATATCTGAAAGTAGCACAAAACTTAAGGAGGAAGCTTCATGGTTCTGCCAGTGATTCCAAGCAACAGGTTAGGGGTGTTCGGGATTCGTGACCCATTATTGGGAACTCCCGTGGTCGGCAATCAGCCGACGGTGGTGGCTATTATCGGGCAAACGTTGGGCGCAGTCACAAACATCATCGATGAGGCCGTAACCAGAAGCGCCAGTCTGGCCTACGATGAAGTGACCAATACGGTCGTGAATTTCATTTCGAAAATCAGCGATATCCAGAATGGTATCGCCAGCTACATCAATAACGTGGACTATACCCTCGACATGGGGAATCACGTTCATTGGTTGGGGACTTTCATTCAGCCTCCTTCTTCCTTGGTTGGATCGCCGCTTAATACCGGCGGAGCGACCCTGGGAGCTGGTACCTACAAGTACAAAGTGACGGCCATTCGTTTGATAGCCGTTCCTTCTACCGAGGGAGAAACGACACCATCATCCGAAGTGAGTGTGGTGGTCAGTGGACCGGCCAACAGCATTCAATTGAGCTGGACCCCGTCCATAAACGCTCAGGGATACAATGTTTACCGTACGGCGGTAAACGGAAGCACTGGCACCGAGACGCTTTTGGCCACGGTGTTAGGCGGGGCTTCCAATGGTTTCCTGGACGACGGAAGCATTACACCGGGGATTATTACTCCACCGGTGAGCAATACGGCCACGAATCGGCCAGCAAACGGTGCGATTTATTACGTGAGCTACAACTGCACTATCACGACATATTTTTCTCCGGAGCTGTTCACGAGCGTCAATGATCTTATTAACGCCCACAGCTTAACCAGTGATCTGGTTATCGCAGGAACTTTGATTCTGGGAAATACCTCCGGAATCGCCATCGGTCAGGGAGCCAGCCAAGTTTTGACCGTGGCCGTTCCTCCATCTCCGACATTGTCTAATTTCGAGCAGGCGCTTACGGCTCTGGAAAACATGAAGGTGGACATCGTCTGTATCCTGGACGGAACACCAGCCAACCAGCTTGCCGTGGCCCAGCACGTGGTTGCCATGTCAGACCCAACAGTTGGAAGGTCGAGAATGGGAATCTTTGGAAGTGTGAAGAACACGCCCATCGGAGACCCTTCGACCACGGGGACCTCGATCTTTAATGCTCGTGCGTTAAATATCGATGATGCCTATTCCAATCCGAGTGGCTTCAGGATGATCTATGTCGCCAACTCTTCATTCTTTTACAACGTCCAATACCCAGATGGAATGCCTATCGAGACCCAATTGGACGGATGGTTCGCCGCCGCCGCAGTGGCTGGCCGGATCGCAACCCTGTCGGACGCCGCAACGCCTTTGACCAACAAGGCCATCCAGGGAATCATCAGTCTTGGACAGGTGTTCACGGTCAATCAAAAGGACCTGTTGGAGCAAAACGGGCTTCTGTTGTTGGAGGCCGATCCAACCGGTGCCGCTCAATTCTTGGTCTATCATGGTCGCACGCTGGACATTAACATTTTGGAGAACAGTGAAATCTCCATCGTGCGTGCGGACGATGCTTTGGATCAGGCGCTGAGGGTTCAGTTCTCGCCCTATATCGGTAGCAAGATTACCGATGGGTTCCTGACATCACTCGGTACCCAGACAGCCGCCGTTTTGGGAAATTTCCTGAATCAGAAATTGATTAAGGCGTTTTCCAAGGGATCGATCTCAGTGGAGCAGGACCCGCATCTGAAAACCAGGGTAAACGTGTCGTTCCTTTACACGGCAATATATCCAGCAAATCAAATAGTTTTTACCCGTGGGTTCAATTTGGCTGGATAAAAGGATCGGAAGATGCCTCGTGGAGTTTATGTGCGAACTGAAGAATTTCGTAGAAGCCTTGGAGAAAAGGTTTCTAAAACTTTGCGAGGCTATCATCCAACGGATGAGGCTAGAAGAAATCAATCATTGTCTCAAATTGGGATGAAGCATAGTGCCGAAAGTCGAAAGAAAAGAAGCGATACTCTGAAAGCTAGATACGCCGCCGGTTACAAAAGCCCGGTCCTTGGGCGGCATCGAACCGAAGATGAGAAGAAAAGGATAAGTGAAAAACAGATCGGAAAGAAGCCATCTTATCCGATCCCAACAAAGATCGATGGGCTCGATCACTTTGTTCGTAGTACATTGGAGAGAGATTTCTTTTTATGGCTAAAGAAATCAGGAATCGATTATGAATACGAGAAGCCGGTTCGTGTTAAAATCGATGGCAGGATCAGAAGCTATTACGTAGATGGCTGGATCAAAGGGACCAACATCTTCATCGAATGCAAGGGATGGTTTGATCCATATTCGGTTAAGAAAATGAAATCCTTTCGGGAGCAACATCCAGGAGACAAGCTGATCGTTGTGGCTTATAAAAGATTCGGTTCAAAAGTTCCGGATGATTGTTACGACAGACTTTTGTTTATCGAAGAAATAGAAGCGTTGAAGGCAGACGATATTATTTCTTAAAAGGAGAAGGACATGGGACTGGTAGGACATGGTTCGAAAGTTGGCTTGGCTCCACAAAACCAAGCTGTTATTTCCACGAGCATCGGAATCTTCGATGACGCTGGAGATGATTTGGGTTATATCCAATCTCTTTCCCCGACTTATAGTCGTGGAACGAACGTTGTTTATCACCTGAATAAGGCAGACGCCGGGCGAGGTGTTGAACAACAGCCCCAGATCGAGAAGTACACCCTCACGGCCACGGGGCTTTCGCTTTACAATAAAACCACCACGGATCGTGGCGGGGTTATCAATCGCTTGGTAGGCGTGACGGGAGCCGGGATCGTTGTCTTGAACGATCAGCAGGTTCCTTTTAACATTCGCCAGGAAGAAACACATCCAGCAAACGGGCTGACTAACGTCACTCTTTATCTTGGATGTATGGCAACAAGTCTTGGCCGTCCGGTGAATATCGGAACGGTCTCCGTCATTGAAACGGCGGGAATCACAGCCCTTTGGGTTGAAGGAGACTAAGACTAAAAATCTAGGGAGGCAATATGGCTGATATTTCGGATTTCGTATCCAATGATAAGACCATGATGGATTTGATCGCTTTCGGCAAATATGAAGCCGAGTTTCCTGTTATGGGAAACAAGATCAATATCAGGGTGTTGGATTACGAGCAGTATGGTGAAGCTTTGAGGAATTGCTCGGCTTATGATTTGGTTTTTAAATCATTTGCTTTGCAACGAGAGGTACTGAGAAGGGCC